CTACTAAAGCTGAATTAATAGAAATAAAACCACGTAATCAAAGTGTACTTGTGGAAAATATGAAAGATAGTCAACGAGCCATAATAGCCATTAACTATTCAAAATGGGCCGCAGCACAAAGTTGGGCCAAACAAAATGGACTAGGTTTTCGAGTCATCACAGAAAATGATATCTTTCATTCTGGACGTAAAAAGTAAATGGTCTCCCGTAAAATACTGTAAATAACAGTATGACAAAAAAATTAGAGCGGCTTTTTGGTTTCGATCAACTGGAAGATTCAGAAGATATTCCTGTGGTGGAAAACATGACCATGGAAGAAACACGTACCGCTATAGTTAACATTGATGATACTATAGATAAGATTGACGAAGCATTACCCGCAATACGGGACTTAATGGCGTCTGATAGAGAATTAGACGATATAGCGGATCTGGCTAAACAAAGTTATCAAGATTTAAGTGATTTGGGTATGAATGTGGATAGTCGCTACTCTGCAGAGCTATTTGCAGTAGCTGGAACTATGCTGGGGCACGCACTAACAGCAAAAACAACCAAATTAAACAAAAAATTGAAGATGATTGACCTACAGCTTAGGAAACTGAAGCTGGATCAAGACGCAGCCAAACGAACCGGCAACTTGGATAACTTACCAACAGCTCAGGGGCAAGTATTAACACGCAATGACCTACTGGATCGCCTAATTGGTGATCGAGCACAAAAAGACAAATGACATAAATATACTATAGGAATTAATCATGAAAAATTTTAAAGAGTATTTGGCAGAAAGCGAAAGAACCTATAACTATCGCATTAAGATAGTAGGTGAATTGCCCTCGGGTTTCTACGATGCGCTGAAGGGACGGCTGGAACAATTTGATCCACTTAAAATTGGTACTGAAAAATCCACTCCCATACAAGCGAAGCCTGCTGATTTTCCAGCGTTTGAAAACGATAAAGTCACCAGTATAGATGTTATGTTTCGTTACCCAGCAATTGAGCCACAGATCAAACAGATTGCTCGCTTGCTTGGGTTAGATGAAAATAAAATCGTTATGCAGACATCTGTATATGACGACAATAACGATGACTATCAGAAAAAACTGGCAGATCAACCGCCATCATTATTAGATGATACTGATTATCCAGCAGATGATAAAGCACAGAAAGAACAGAAGAAAGATTATTCGGCTGACCCGTATGATCATGCTGTATTAAAAAATGCATATCGTTCAAACTTTACTATTGCCGGTGGTAGCCCTAAGGCAGCGGAAACAACGAATGACTTGAAAATGGGCAATACTAGTCCACTAACTCATGCAGAAAAAAGACCCAAACGCCCAGCAACCGGCGCAAAAACTAAAGGATAATAGTAATGAACCCATTTTATGACCTAAACAAAAGACTAACCGGCATCGGTGCTGAACCCAAGGCACCATTAGTTGAAACACGAACTGTTGCTGCTAAGTCACCTGCTAAACAGACATTTGAAGAAGCATTACGTACTGACCTACGTAGTCTTATGGAAGATAAATCCTTGAGCAAAGCTGCCAAGACAGTTAAGAAAGGTGCCTTACATAAGCAAGAAGGTATTCCACAAGACAAGAAAATTGGCGACAAAAAATTAAACAGTCTTAAGAAATCGGGTACTCCTCTAGAAAAGAAACGTGCTAACTTTGCCCTTAACATACAAGGCAAAGGTAAGAAAAAAGTTGATGAAGCAGGCCGTGGTTTCCGTGGGGTAGGCGGCGCTAGAGATCGTGAAGATGATGAGCGGCATGATCTAGATCCATCAGACTGGTATATCGTTATAGATGGTAAGTTAATGAAAGCATCAGTTTATCCTAGACAACACGCACAAGCACGAGCAGAAGGATTCAGCCCTACTAGAGAAGAAGCCCGAGCAAAAGCTGGCCAACAAGGTATGGGAGAATCTCACCATCACTCGCACCAAGCATCGGGCATGACTCTTAATGGGCATCCAATTGATCGTAGTAGCATAGAAATGGGTGGCGTTGATACCAGAGATTATCCTGATTTTGCTGATGCATATATAGAATATGCAGAATTTGCGGATGGAACTCCATTAACTGACGATGAAATAGATCAATTAAATGACGAACAATACGATGAAATAAATCAGTTGGCCCATGATAAATTATACGAAAATAAAGACGAGGCAGATGATCCAGTAGCTGCTTTTCTTGCCAAGGGTGGAAAAATTCAACAAGGTGAGCCAACACATAAGCATACACCTAGAAGAAAATCTAGTAATTCCGGCGACTACACTGATTTTTCTATGCGTCGAGGTGAAAGAGGTATTCATGGCAGAGGTTATGGCTATGATCCCGAAGATCATCAGTCACGTAACGATGAACTTGATTATCCGACAAAAGATATTCGCAAAGCTGAATATGAAGGATATGAAGGATGTGCAGAATGTGCCATGGGAGAATGTGATATGCACGGTGAACAACCAAAAGATATGAATCCGAAAAACGACAAATTTACCGATGCCTGGATATCCGGACACAGCCGTCGATTAGGTAAAGAAAAAAGAGACATACAAAATTCACGTAGAATCTCTGGAATGGATTCTGGCAAACCGCCAGTTATGACTGACCTAGACGAAACACATGACTATAATGAGTTGAAAGACATTTATATGTGGACCGAACGCCATGGAATGCCGTCCTGGAAATTAGTAGCAAGAAATGTTCTTGGGCAATCGGTAGGCCATGCGATAGACAGACTATGTGGAAAACATTTCGATACTGATCCTGATGATTACGAAGTCGTGGCATCCGGTAGTAAACCTAAGCCACTAGATGAGTCAGAAGATGATATTTTGTCTTATTTAAAAAATAAAATTGCGCCAGCTAATCCAAAATCGCGTGCAACCAGCCGCCCATACAATGGCCGTTCGGGTGCTGCTGATGCACACAATGGCATGGAATTTGAAGGAAGCATGTTCCCAGGATCAGATGAATATGATTCAAAATTTGGAAAGCCAACTGCTGATTTAGACTCTGCATTTAGTCGTGGTAGCAGCCCAGCTGGTGGAACGGTGTACACACGTAAGCGCAAAGAAGTTCCATTTGACAGCGATGAAGTTGAAAAACCAGTAGCAAGTTCAGATGGCCCACGTAAGCGTGGACGTCCTGCTGGTAGTAAAGGCGGTGGCGGTGCCCGTTTAGCCGGCACACACGTTCCTAAGCACGCTCGTTCAAAAGAAATGGATGAAGATCTTGACGAATGCCCACATTGTGGTCAATCAATGCCAGGGCATGGCCGGGGTCGTGAGATTGACCTAGAAGCTGTAAAGCAGGGCATGGGTCATTTTGTAAATAACGTAGCGCCTGCTGCTAGAAAAGCAGCCGGTATAGCCAAAGTAGTTGGCGGTGCTAAGTCTAAGGTAGATTACGATGATGATGGCAAAAAAGAATCAGGCAAAGCAGAACATGCTGGGTCAGTAGACAAAGCTATCAAAGCCAACAAGTCTAAGTCACCAGACAAACCTGCTGCACCGGCCAAGGGCAGTGATAAAACAGCTAAAAAAGCCAAGGAAGGTGATAAGCCAGCCAAGAAGACAGAAGAGGGCAAAGGCGATGGTAACTTAGCCAATAATGCTAAACCCTATGACAAAGTAACACGAGGTGATGTGGTTGCTGGTCGTTTGGGTAAGGATGAAGAAGGCGGTAAAAAGAAAGATAAAAAAGAAAAGAAAGTTGAAGAAACTACAACTTCCGGTTCAGTGGCGCCAGCAGCAGGTGGTAAATCTGCAGGTGGTTCTACCGTGGGCAAAGGTATTTACGATTCCTGGAATCGCAAGTATAACAACATGTTATCTGAAAGTATTAATATCACAACTAATTCAGTCAAAGGTGACGATGGTGAAGAAGATGAAACCATTACTATCGATGTAAGTGGTGATGACGTTGCTCGTATTAAAGAATTACTGCACGGCATGGGTGTTGGCGGCGATGATGGTGCAGAACACATGCACGGATCGCAAGGTATGCCTTCCGATTTCATAGAAATAGATGAGGCTGTCGGCGAGGCTGAAACATTTCCACCATCGGCACCTGTACCTCCTGGCCCAAACGGTCCTTGGCCAGCAGGTAGCCCACAGGCACAGGCTTATTCTAAAATGAGCCCAGCAGATCAAAAATTCTTGGGACATGCTAATCCGTTGGATCCTTTAATTCTTAGTCGTGCGCCAAACGGTGGTAAGCCTGTGGCAGCAAAAGCACCGGGGGTAGGCGCAGCTACCGGAGCAGGCGCAGCACCAGCAGCGGCACCAGCCGCAGCGGCACCAGCAGCGGCAGCAAAACCAGCAGCACCAGCAGCAGCTGGTGGTTTGTTAGCTGTAGGTAGCAAAGGTCCAGAAGTTACTGCCTTACAGAATCTGCTAGGAATTAAACCGGCGGATGGTGACTTTGGCCCACAAACTAAAGCCGCAGTTATGAAGAAACAAGGAGAATTAAAAGTTGCAGTTGATGGCGTGTGGGGACCGGAGTCTAAAGCAGCAATGTCAGCACAAGCTGGTAGGGTTAATGGACAAAATGTAAGCCCAGAACAACAAGGTAGACCAGCACCTACTCCACCTGCCGCTACGTCTCAAGCTGATAAGATAGCAAAATTCAAAGCACTATTGGCTAAAGCACGCGAACGTGCTGCACCTAATCCTACCGACGCTGGCAATGGACGTAGCCCAGAAACCCAAGGCGGACCGGTTAATCCCGACACCGCCCCTGTTACTGGTGTGCCTGAAAGCATAAGTTATTTCCTTAACAAAATGAGATTGCTGGAAGATTTGACTCCTGATGAAAAGAAAGAAATAGAGGCTCTGTACAAGGAGTTAGGTAGTACAGAACAACCCGATCCAGAACTCAGTTCTTTACTTAACCAGTATAATGGGTTATTCCCAACAGGTAGCACAGCTAGTAGTGGTGCAGATCAAGCTGGCGCAAGTGCCGATGCTGCTGATGCCGACGACGGCCGCGCTATGCAAGCAGCCCTTAACAGGGCTAACAATTCTGCACAAGCTGCTGCTGTTGCCAACGCCGCTGACGGTCCGACTACGAGCGGCGCCGGTGGTGGTACCGGTGCTGATGTTGATGCAGCCAACATGGCGGCTGCAACAGCCGATTCCTCCGACGGCCCAAGCACAGGGGGACCTGGTATGCCTACTGCGGGAACTAATGATCAAATTGCACAAAGTATGCAGAATGAATTCGGTAACGCTACCGAGGTAACTTCACCAGAAGAAATCCCAATGCAAGCTGACAAAAAGGTTCCATACTGGATCAAAGGTAAACGTTATACATATAAAAGAACTGTGAGCAATACTACCCCAATGTGGCAACCGGAAGAGATAGGTATGTTTGCCAGTACTGACAGTAAAAATGTTGCGAAAAAATTGGCTGATCAACAGTATACAGGCTCGCAAGCTAATGCACCAACGTCGGAATCAATACAACGTAACTCAGAAAACCAACGTTTACGTGAGTTAGCTGGTATTGCAGAAGCTGTTGCTCCGGTTACAAAAAACGCTCCAGATTATCCAACTAATCAGGTTAAAGCTGATACACGGATGATGACACAAAATCTGTCAGGTGGATTGAACGGTGCTAAATCATCTGGGCAGACAACGACTCCCGTTGTGGCAAGTCAAGTCAAACGTTTACATAGTCATGTATCCGAAGGGCAGCGTATGGTAGATTTGTATAAAACTATTTCTGCGATAGAAAATAAGGAAGGGTAATGTCACAGGCAAACGTACTAACATCAGCATCAAATGTAATTTGGTACACTGATAAATGTGAAATTGTAACAGGCAATACCGCTGTTACATACAACATTTATCAGGTTGCGTTGCCACCACAAATTACATTTAGTGGCACTACTGCCAATCTTAGTAAAGTTATTACCACCAGCGCAGCAATGGCATTGCCTGCTGGTAGCGCAATTTCTGGCACAGGAATTCCAGGCGGGGCAACTATAGCTTCACAGATTCCATTTACCAGTGTAACAATCAGTGCTAATGCTACAGCAAATGCTACTAATGTCTTTACTGTAACAACTCCGCCTAACGGTAATTTATATTCTGCTGCACCACAAGTGTCAGCTAATGGCCGTCAACAGATTTTTGTTGGTGCCGGTAATTATTTGACTATCACTGGTGCTAACTTTACTGCTCGTGAATTAGGAACTGCTTCATCTGCTACCGCAGGCGTAAACGGGCAAAGCTAATTATGCGAGCCTGTGAGTTTATTGCTGAGAATGCCCCCGGCAAAATTAGCAAACGTCACCAAAAAGCTTCACGCGGCTTATATAAATTTCGTGATTTCGGCGGATACGATCGTGTTTACGAACTTAATCGGGTAATGATGGCGGTAGCATGTGCCGACGGAACTGATGCTCCTCTTGAAGTAGATTCTGCTAGTTGGGTGGGCAAATATAATACGGCTAGCCCATACACTAAAGAAGAAAATAAAATGCTTAAACAAGCATTTAAGGCAGTGGGTAGTGACATGGTAGATATAAATCATGGTGATTTAGACAGTGAAGAATTGGATTCAACGTATATAATTAGCCCAGTAGTAGCATTTAAAGGGTACAAAAGACGATGAGAGCAAAAGAATTCATTTCGGAAGACCTACAAGGTCGAACTGGTAGTATTACACAGGATGTAGCATTAGCACTACCCGGCGCATTTAAAATCCCCAAGTTACAAAATAATGATCCTTATAAACAATATCGTTTCGGAGTAGCCATTGCGGGAGCCAAGGGCCGCGCACAGCGTAAAAAAGATGGCGTCCCCGATTACGAAAAAGATAGTGTTTTTGGTGAGAATGAGATTATAGTTAGTTATGATCCGAACGTTGAAGAATGGATTGACGATGCGTTACGCACAATGGGCATGAGTTCAAGTGATTGCGTTCGTATTGCTACCCAAACTAGTGAAGAAATGCCGGATGTGGCAAAAATTAGCCCGGTGGTGGCATTTACAGGTTACAAAAGAAGATGAGATCAAGAGAATTTCTACCAGAATTAATTAATCGTGCGGATGATATTGAACATTTTAAAAATCGTATCAAGGTAGCAGCACAACTATGCGAACGAATAGGCAACCACCCGCTGTTATTCCGCGCATTCAAACATAGAGTTGCAGAAGTATTACTACTTAAAGTAGATAATAGTGACACTAAGTTTGCCGGAGTAAAAGGCGGTATGGGTAAAAGAGGGCAGGATGCAATACTAGGCCTATTGGATATAAAATATCCGGTATTCACGCAGATGACCCCGCATACCGATATATTTCAATTTCATGGTCGTGCAGGTATCTTTATTCCTGTTGATGACGTTACACCCTATTGGAGTCCTAAGATTGTAGATCTAGGTGGCCAATCTTTATTAGATCCCTCCGAAGAAGAAAGAATTCGTATGCAGAATAATACAGGCTCAATGGTGGACGACGCAGAAAAATGGGCGGCAACATATGTACATGCTTGGCCCACGGAGTTTATTAAAAATGAACTAATATTCGATTGCAATACATATTATCAGCTGGACCTGGAACAATTTTTCACTAAATTTGCTGGTAAAGAGAACAAAACACTGATAGCTAAAAAAGATGGACCATTTAGAAAAATAGATCCCAAGGCGTTTGAAAAATTAAAAACATATAAAGATGTTGCGTGGTACTTAAATAATACTGCGCTTAGTTATATTGATTGGTATCAAAATGAACTGCCCAAGAAACGAGCAGCTGACGCCAAGGCCGAAGCAGAACGAGATGCAATACGACGACAAGCAGAAGCTGAATGGGAAAAAAATGGACAACGCTTTAAACCACCAAGATCGTAAAGAAAATATGAAAAAAATAGTCGTTGTATTATTTCTAGCAGTATTGTCATCTACTGTATTTGCCTGGAACCAACGTGAGCCTAACCCAGTGTCGGCGTGCCAAGTACATGCCCCATACGGATTTCCACAAAGTTCTAGACAACTGCAACCAATTTGCAGACAAGCGTACCTAGTGGGATATGACGCAGCAGCTAAAATACCAGAGTTTGTAATGTACGAACTTACCCCACCTAACGCACTGGGTTGCGTAGCACGCACTAATGCTTTTGTTACTGACCAATCTATACCAAACGGGCCTCGTCCCGACGATTACATAGCAACTGGATATGATAAGGGACACATGGCACCTGATGGTGATTTAAGCTGGGATACGCAAGTTGAATTTGAATCGTTTCTAATGACCAACATGAGCCCTCAAGCAGGGTCATTGAATCGTGGAATTTGGAAATTACTGGAAGCATCTATACGTGGATGGACAGTACAACTTAACCAATCATATACTGTTATAACTGGCGGACTGTACGGACCCGGTAATAAGATTATTGGCAATGGGGTTGTTGTCCCACATGGCTTTTACAAAATTGTTATCAATAATCAAACAAATGAAGTTGCTGCATGGGAGTTTCCGCATGTTGCGCCTTATCCTAATCTAGGCAATGACCTAACTAAATTCCGTGTTTCCGTGGTACAGATTATGCAGACCGCCGGGGTTAAGTATGCGTTCCCAACAACCGCTACCGAATTAGCCCCGGGCAAAGAATGGCCCGTAGATTATGGTAAATTAACACAGGCAAAACGTGCTAAGTGTGGTTCCAATGACTAAACAATATAGGATTACAACAGAAAATTTGGTGCAAAGTAGTGACAATGATTGCTACCTTGAACCAGATGACCCTATACATGAATTATTGATTGCTGGGCAATTAGGTGGATTAGGTAGCCAAGCACGATTAGCCGAATACAATCGTATCACAGCCGAGAGACAAAAGGCTAAAATTTCCCCAGAACTTGAATATGCTAAATCTACGGGCATACGTCCCGGGACACCTGCGTGGTACGCTCTTTTTCCACGGAGAAGATAACATGGGTTATGATTCACAAGCGTTGGCAAAAACGCCCTACAAAAAAGAAGTATATACAGAAAAACAACTGCAAGAATTTTCGCTATGTGCTGATCCGGTAACCGGCCCCGAGTACTTCATGCGTAACTTTTTCTATATTCAGCACCCTACTCAGGGTCGCCAATTATATAATCCGTTTGAATACCAAGTACGCTTAATTGATTCGTACCACAACTATCGTTTTGCCATTGCCATGATGCCCAGGCAAACAGGTAAGTCAACATCAGCAGCAGGATATTTGCTATGGTATGCTATGTTTATACCCGATTCAACAATTCTTATATCAGCACACAAGTATGATGGTTCGCAAGAGATTATGAAGCGTGTTCGTTTTGCTTACGAACTTTGCCCCAATCATATTCGTGCCGGCGCCACTAACTACAACTTGGGCTCTATAGATTTCGACAACGGATCGCGCATTATATCAGTTACCACCACTGAAAACACTGGTCGTGGTATGAGTATATCACTACTGTATGCGGATGAGTTTGCACACGTACGACCCAGTGTCGCCCAGGAATTCTGGACATCAATTAGCCCAACACTAGCAACTGGTGGTAAATGTATTATAACTTCCACGCCAAACAGTGACGAAGATCAGTTTGCATTATTGTGGAAAGGTGCTAATAAAATGGAAGATAGCCATGGTAATCCTCAACAAGTGGGGATAAATGGCTTTCGTGCTTTCCGTAGCTACTGGCGTGAGCATCCTGATAGAGATGACAAGTGGGCAGCAGAGCAACGGTCGCAATTAGGTGAAGATCGCTTCCGTCGGGAGATGGACTGTGAGTTTATTATTAACGATGAGACGCTGATTGCGCCGGCTAAACTTATAGAACTTGAAGGAATCGAGCCCGTTTACAAGACTGCACAAGTGCGTTGGTATAAACAACCAGAAGCCGGTAAGATGTATTGTGTGGGCCTTGATCCATCCTTGGGTACAGGTGGTGATACTGCTGCTATACAAATTTTTGAAGCTAACACTACTCACCAAATAGGTGAATGGAAACACAATAGAACCCCTATTCCCGAACAGGTGCGCATACTTGCCGATATAGTGAAATATATCTATGGATTTACCAAGGATGTAGAGTCAATATACTACTCTGTAGAGAATAACACTATTGGTGAAGCGGCCCTCATATCTATTGAACAGTTCGGGGAAGAGAATATCAAGGGATATTTCCTGTCAGATCCTACTCGCGGGGCCGGTAGATACCGTAAAGGATTCAATACCAGCCATAAAAATAAACTAACAGCCTGCGCCAAATTAAAAACTTTGATAGAATCCGACAGAATGACAATACGCAGTCGTTCACTAGTTTCTGAACTTAAAACCTTTGTGGCAACCGGGGTAGGCTATGCAGCAAAAACAGGATCTGCTGATGATTTGGTCATGGCCACTATATTGGTTACTAGGATGATGATACTATTACAGACATATCACCCCGATATGGATACGCAAATGCGAGATCATGGGGAAAATATTACTCCTCCATTACCTTTCATCGCCGCCATGTATTAAGCATAAATAATATATTATGGAAGCCGACAACGTTAACCAGCATTTACACGATTTACTCGTAACCAGAGATTTTAATCCCGTGGGCCTTGCCGCCGGCGGCATAAAAAAAGATGTTCCCCCTAACAAGGCGGTATCTTTTTCCTTTGAGTATAAAGGGCAGTCAAATAAAAATTACGGGACTGCGGTTGTGTCTATAAGCAATGAAGGATTAACTCTGTTCTTTGGGGATAATCTGGGTAAAACTATGGAATCCGACGACAAAGACGGTTGGTTTTCTTTCCTAAGCCAGTTGAAGAATTTTGCTGTTCGTGAGAATATACCCGGCGGATTTAATGCACAAGATTTAAGCAAACTGAAATATACCATGCAAGGGCAAACTGCTCTTAGCGAAAGCTGGGCCGGGACAAAAACACAATCCTGGAACGGGGTCGAAACAGAAGCACGATTAATGATCAAACATAAGCGTGTTATTGGTGAAAATGATGCTCGCTTCCGTTATATTGAATCACTATATGTGGAAACAGCGGACGGTGAACGATTTAAATTGCCATTTACTAAACTTTCCGCTGGCCGTGCTATGGTGGAACATGTACGACAAGGTGGCAAACCTTACGATATTCGTGGCAATCACATTGTTACTATAGTTCAAGAAATGAATCTACTTAATAGATTTAAACGAGCTAATCAGGGAAGAATATTTGAAGGCGACACAGCAAATTTAGTGGAAAGTGCTAATGTATATTACGAAGCACTACAGCATAATTTAAAAAGTCTATGTACAAAAACAGGGTACTCCAGGTATTTTGAATCATGGGATCCAGCTGAAATAACAGATGAAGATGTTATTATAGAAGACCTGCGTCACATGTTTGTTGAAAAAAATATTGACTCGCGTGTTGAACAAGCACTACCACTACTGGCAAAACTACAACAGGAACAAAAAATGAAAGAAGCTAATGTATTTGAACAATGGGTAAACTTTGTAGTTGAGGATAATGACGATACCAAGGAGCAAAAATTTCCCGAGTCCAAGGAACAGCAAGCCGAATTAATTAAGCTATTGGGCACCGAATTAGCAGTGGGGGCGGATGGATTTAATGTTATTTCTCAACTAGCTGATATATTTGTTGATGATGAGTTAAATGAAAAATTGAAACAAATGGCCAAGGAAAATCCTGATGCAGATGCTAGAAAAGTTATTAAAGATCGTCTGGAAAAATTAAAAGATAATCCTGCTATAGCACAAGTACTGGGACAACTGACAAAATCAACGGACAATGCTGGCACACCTCCTCCAGCAACGCCTGCTCCAGCAGCACCAGCTACGCCGCCAGTAGACCAAAATGCACTAAGTGAAATGGCCAGACTAGCTGGCGTCACTATAACAGAAAATATAGATGATAAAGAATACTCGCAAAATGGTCATGTAATAAAATTTAGTAATGGTGAAATTGAATTAGATGGCAACCCTTACGGAACTTATGAAAAAGATGCTGATAATGATGTTGTAATTACCACTAAGTCCGGTAAACTATGGAGATTAATAGGCGGACACGAACAGAACTTTAAATCGTTCGTACGGAGGGTATTGGATAATGCAGGGAAACCTAAAGTTGAAAAATGGAAACCACCGGTACAAGCAGAACTATCGCCAGAAGAAGAATTAGAAAAATTAGAAATAGCCGCAGCCGATGATCCTTATTATGCTATGAGTGATGATCACAGAGAATGGAAAC